GGCATTTCGATTATCCAGGACTATAAAATTATTATTCATCCTAGGTGTGTTAATTTCATTACAGAAATTAGTAATTACACATGGGATAAAGATAAGTTTGACAATGCGATAAATAAGCCTATAGATGATTTCAACCACTTAATGGACGCCATGCGTTACGCTATGGAAGAATTTGACGGCCGTAAAGGTGTTCGCATATTGAAATAAGGAAGGTGAAAGATTGGATATTGAATTAATTAAAAAGCTAATTAAAAAGCATATGCCTCGACATGGTGATGTTATTTCACAAATGATGGTATCTGAACGCTATTACATGGTAGATAACGATATTAACTACCTAAAAGAAAAACCTAAAAGCCAGGAAGAGGCACAACGAAAAGGCGACACGTTTAACCCTATGCATCAAGCAGATAATCGTATCGCCTATTCTTTTTACCCTTTATTAGTGGATCAAAAAACCGCATACATGTTTACAGCGCCACCTATATTTGACGTTAAGAATGACGCGTTAAACGATGCTATTCTTGAAGATTTAGGCGATGCTTACGAAAAGAAATGTAAAGATTTATGTGTTAAAGCTACAAATGGCGGAATCGCTTGGGTTCATTATTGGATAGATGAAGATAAGAACTTTCAATGGGCCACCATTCCAGCAACTCAAATCGTGCCTATATGGAACAATCATATCAATACTAAATTAGAGGGCGTATTTAGGGTATATGAGGATACAAACGAAGCAGGCGAAAACATCACGGTTTATGAATTTTGGAACGATAAAGAAGTACAAGCCTTTTCTATTCGAAGTGGTGATGTAGTAGACCAGCTCCAACCTTATTTAGCGTTTGCGATGATTGACCCTACTGGAAATATGGTTGAAGTCGATACTATGCCACATGATATGGGAGCAGTTCCGTTTATTCCGTTTGCTAACAATGCAACATATACGCCTGATTTAAACCGTATTAAGAAACTTATTGATGTGTATGACAAAACATATAGCGGCTTCTTAAATGACCTTGAGGATGTGCAAGAAGTTATATTTGTACTGACTAACTATGGTGGCGAAGATTTAGCTGAGTTCTTAAACGGAATGAAGAAATATAAGGCAATTCAAATGGACTCTACTGGTCCTGATGATAAAAGCGGCATTTCTACATTAACGATTGATATTCCAATTGAAGCACGAAAGGAACTACTTGATATTACTCGTAAAGCTATCTTTGACATGGGGCAAGGTGTGGATCCACAGCAACAAGGATTAGATGGGACGAGTGGCGAGGCAATGAAGTTCTTGTATACGTTGCTTGAATTAAAAGCTGGCATGATGGAAACAGAATTCCAGTTAGGATTTAATCAACTTATCCGTGCTATTTGCAAATTCCATGGTAATGATAAGGTAACTATTAATCAAACATGGACTCGTACATCGGTTAAGAATGATAGTGATTTAGTTAACATGTGCTCTCAATCAATGGGAGTTGTTTCTAAACGCAGTATTCTTGCACATCACCCATTCGTTGAAGATGTAAACGAGGAACTTAAACAAATCGAAGCCGAAGAGGCAGAATCTAACAATGGTATTTATGATGATTGGCAACATGAACATTATGACGATGGCTCTATAAACGACCATGACGATGATGAACACGAGGACCAATAGTCATATATATAAATTTAATCTCTAGTAACTCGTGGCAGGTAAACCACGGTAAAAACCGGATAGGAGACATTACATGACACTAAAAGAATTATTGCAAAAATTAGGCATTGCGGAAGATAAAATCGAAGACGCAACGCAAGAATTTAAAGCATTCTTGGATGGTGAATATGTACCTAAATCGCGATTTAACGAGGTTATCGCGGAAAAGAAAAACCTTGAAACCACTGTTGCAGATCGTGATAAGCAATTAAAGACATTAAAGGACAGCGAGGGTGATATTACAACTCTTAAAGATAAAATCACAAAACTGCAAGCCGAAAATAAAGCTAATGCTTTAAAAGCGGAGCAAGATTTGAAGAATTTAAAAATATCTACTGCTGTTCAATTAGCAATCGGTGATACGGCTCAGGACGCTGAACTCGTAGCTAACTTGATTGATAAGTCTAAACTCATTCTTGGTGAAGATGGTAAAGTAACTGGTTTGAATGAACAATTAAAGGAATTAAAAACCAATAAATCATTCTTGTTCAAACCTGAAGGCGACCCTAAATTCAAATATGACCCTAACAAGGGAAGCGGTACGCCTACAAACAACCCATTCTCTAAAGAACATTACAATCTAACGCAACAAGCAGAACTATTCTCTAAAGACCCTGTTAAAGCTAAACAATTAGCAAGCGAAGCAGGTGTTGAAATCAATTTCTAACCCTAGGAGGTAACTAATGGGAACAACTTTACAAGACATTATTAACCCTACGCCGTTTTTTGCGAACTATGTTGTAAATCGTACGGCTGAATTGTCCGCTATTTTCCAATCTGGCATTATCACTCGCGACTCTCAATTCGACAAATTAGCAAGTGAACCAGCACAAGTTCATAACATGCCATTCTTTAACGATTTAACTGGCGACTCTGAAGATGTAATCGAAGGTCAAGACCTTACAGCAGCAAAAATCACATCCAATAAAGATACATCCACTACAATTCGACGTGCTAAAATGTGGAGCTCCACAGACTTGGCTGCTCAATTAGCTGGTACTGACCCTATGAAAGCTATCGGTGATTTAGCTGCAGGTTTTTGGGCACGTGACCATCAAAAAGAATTATTGAATATCCTTGACGGTGTATTTGCATCTACTAGCATGACGGACCATATTTTGGATATTTCCGGTAAAACAGGTAAAGCGGCTAACTTCTCCGGCGAAGCGTTTATCGATGCAATGCAACTTATGGGCGACGCTCGCAACTCCTTGACAGCAGTTGTTATGCACTCCGCAACTAAATCTTATCTTGATAAATTAAACTTAATTCAAACGATCCGTCAATCTGATGCAGTATCTTTTGATTCTTACATGGGCCGACGTGTAATCGTTGATGATAGTTGCCCTGTTGATACAGATAAGTACACTACTTACTTATTTGGTGAAGGTGCTATCGCATTTGGTGTAGGTAATCCTGTAGGTTTAAAACAAGCAGCCGTAGACCGCGACGAAAAGAAAGGTTCCGGTGTTGACTACTTGATTATGCGTAAAGCATTTATCATGCATCCACGTGGGGTAGCATGGCAAAATACAACTCGTGCACATGCTGAGTCTGTATCTCGTGCTGAATTAAAAGATGCAGGCAACTGGAAACGTGTATACGAACCTAAACAAATTCGCATTGTTAAATTTACTCATAAATTAGGTTAAGGGGTGTAATTATGGGCGCTGATTCATATTGGGCTAGGAGAAGCACTGAACGCGAGGAAGAATGGAATAAGAAGAGCCAGGAAACCATTGAAAAAGAGCTTGCTGCTCAATATGAACGGTCAGCTCAACGCATTCAAGCTAATATTGAACAGCTTTATGGAAAGTTCGCTAATGATAATGGTATATCTATTGTTGAAGCTAAAAAGTTAATCAATGGTCCTGAGTTTAGGACTTGGAAAAAAGACGTTGAAGAGTACATGAAAGAGTATAAGGAAACTGGTAACCCTAAAACGTTACTGGAATTAAATACTCTTTCCATGCGTTCTCGTATATCAAGGCTTGATAAGTTGTATGGAGATACACTCATTGAGATTGATAAGTTAGGACAAAAAACAGATGCATCGATTACAGGCTTTCTAAAATCTGCCTACAAAGATAATCGGTTACATTCTGCATATGAACTAGCAAAACGAGGGCAAGGCCCTTTAGGCGTTGCTGTTGATAACAAGCATGTTGAAAGCGTGTTACGCACTCCGTGGAGTGGTAAGAATTATAGTACTCGCATTTGGGATAACTCCGATAAGCTATCAAAGACTATTCAAGAGGTTGTAGTTAGTAATGTACATCGAGGAACATCAGTCGAAAAGCTAGCTAAAGAAGTTCAAGAACGTATGAACGTATCTAAGAATAACGCTGTTAGACTGGTTAGGACTGAACTCAACTATGTTCATAATCAAGCTACATTAGACTCTTTGAAATCTGCTAATATGGAGTACTTTCAATTCATAGCGACCATAGATAAGCGAACATCCTCGACTTGCCGTGAGCACGATAACAATATATATCCTGTTGCCGATGCTGAAGTTGGAACAAATGTTCCACCTCTACATCCACGATGTAGATCCACAATAGCAGGTACAATAGATAAAAAAGCGACTAGCGGTTCTCGTACTGTTAAAATGGCAAAAGCTAATAAGAACGAGCCTACACGATACGAGAAAGTGCCTCGCAATATGGACTATGACAACTGGAAAGCGATATATGTTGATAAGTCTAAAACGTTCTCTGAGTGGCGTAGCGAACAAAAAAGCATAAAACAGATTGCTTCTAAAGTTGTTAAACCTAAAACCGAAACTCTTACCGATATGATTACTAAACTTGATTTATCAAAAGCTACTCCGCAAGATATAATAAATGTAGGAAAAGCCGCTGTTGAAAAGCACGATATTATTAATTTGATAGGTAATAAAGACGAATTAGCAAAAGTTATCTCTCAATATCGTGATGTTGGTTATAAAATTTCTGACGGCTCATGGGCTCCTGGTAGCGTTAAGAAAAACAAAGAAATGTTACAAGGTGCATTTAATGTATATCCGCGTGATTGGGGACATATGCTAGAAGAAAACGGAAAAGGAATTAGTACAAGAAAGGTTAAGCGTGGCTATTTTGTAGGAGAAGCAGCTATGACTGGCCGTCCTTCTCGATACGCTAATATTCCTAATCCTGAAAATTTTATTACAATTAACATGAATGGTGTTAGAAAGACTACTCCTTTTCACGAAATAGGTCACATGGTAGAGTATTTTAGTAAATATGCAAGCCGTTTATCTAATGAATTTATAGATATGAGGACTAAAGGTGAGGTTGAAGAGAAGTTAAATAACATTCTAAATATGCGGTGCTACGGTCGCGAAGTAGCTAAGAAAGATAATTTTATAACTCCCTATATTGGAAAAACCTATAAGGGCGGTTCAACTGAAGTTTTAAGCGTGGGTTTAGAAAGTGTATTTGAACCTACTGAAAACGGGCAATATAAGTATTGGGATTATAAAAATCATAAACCAGTATATGCTACTATCAAGGATGATGAAGAGTTTTTGCATTTTATTATTGGCATGATATTAACGGTATAGGGAGCGTGTTTGTTATGACAACAAAAGATAATAAAGCGTTTAACGATGCTTTGACTAGATTTAATGGTATGTGCGAAGCCTATATATCTATGTTTGGTGAAAATTCTTTGGATCGTGTTATCGTTATCCATCCAAATGAAATTACAGTTGAAGAACTAGATGATAGTACGAAGATGCTCGCTGCTGCTATTGCAAATAATGAACCGCTCGAACAATTTGACGAAGAACTTTGGGAACATGTTAGATATTAAGAGGTGTAACTTTGGGAAATGTTAAATATTTAGATTTTGACGATGCTAAGAAAGGCATTATTGACGCCACTCATCGCCTTGTATCAGCTGTTAGCGGTCTAAACAACGTGAATTATGATACATATTTAGATGTATTCGCAGAAAAGTTCATCCTTGATTGTATGGACTACTGCCATAGAACGGACTTTCCTAGGACGTTGATTTATACTGCTTCTGAATTAGCAGTTAAGTATATCAAGGATAAGTTCAGTGATACGCATGGCTCTCTTAAATCGTTAAAAGAAAACGATGTTGAGTTCACATGGGCTGTTGAGGACGTGTCTCCTATTGGCTGTATTAGTGAAAAGGACTTTGAAAGCATTCGTACTAAACTAAACCTATATAGAAAAGTGGTGTGGTCAAATGGCTGATTCATACGGCAAACTGCTTGCGGATATTATGTACAAAGATACCTGTACAATCTCACGGCAAATGGCAACTACTGACGATATAGGTGCTGATGTGTACGAATTAACAGCAGTATATAGCGATGTTCCATGTAGATTAGGTCAAATAGGTCAATCTGCTAGTACTAATGGAACCGAAACAGACAGCACATTTACATTAAGTGATAGATTGCGTTTGTGCTTATCGCCTGAATACGATGTTAAGCCTAATGACATAATCTCTATTTCACACGAGGGGCAAACGTTTGTCATGCGTGCTGATACGCCGTTCAAATATATGACACATCAAGAAATCAAGTTATTGAAAGACGGTGAAGCATAATGGGGGTTAAGTTAACAGGGTTTGATGAACTCATTCAAAAGTTGGGGGACTCGCTAGGTGAGTATCCTGAACACGTTGACACAGTACTCGCTCAAAGTGCTGAACTTATGATTAACGATGTTAAGATGAAAACTCCTGTCGATACTGGACTATTAAGAAATTCATGGAAACGTACTGGTGTTATGAATGGCAAGGTTGAGATCTACAACAATACCGAGTACGCAAACCATGTAGAATATGGACATCGCACACGCAATGGCGGTTATGTTAAAGGCCGTAAAATGTTACATCGCTCAATAGTTGGCATGCGTAGTCAATTCGCTAGGAATGCGAGAATTATATTGAGGAACTTAACCAATGATTAAATTAAGGGCGATACAGAAAGCTCTAGTTGAGCTGTTAAAAAGTAAATATCCTAATTATAAGGTGTATTTCGACAACATAGAAAAGTCGGATGCACCTTATTTTTATATCGAAATGTTCGTCCGGTCCGGTGTTGGTGATTATACATACTTTGATAGGACTGTACAGGTAGATATTACCTTTAGACCTATTGAGGATAAATACGGACGAATTAAACGCTCTGAACTATATGAAATGTCTGATAGTTTAGAGTGCCTATTTAGACCAGTGCTTAAAGTCAATGATAGATACATTACTATTAACGACTTTGAACATACATTCATAGATGAAGTATTGCACTTTATCTTTAA